ACTCCGCTGCCGCCGCCGCCGCCATGTTCGGTCTGGATCGGAATAAAGTGTTGGGATGGTATTGGTTGTGATTGTTGCGATTGTTGCGATTGTTGTGATTGTTGCGATTGTTGCGATTGTTGCGATTGCAATTGCTGCAACTGCATTTGTTGAAGTTGTTGTTGTTGCAATTGCTGCTGCAGCTGTTGTAATTGTTGTTCCATGTGCTGGGATTTTAAATTATATATTTATATATTTTTATATTTTAAGTGAATATTTACATTATTACATTTTGATTTAATTTACTTACACAACAACAAGAACTCAATTGCAAACATGAGTTCACCTGTGATTGTGTATGTGAAATCAAGCCAAAACCCAAATGGGGACAAAACATACAAAACCAATGCCGGCATTCCATTTGAATGCGTGGAATTCGTGCGCCGGTATTTCATGCAAACGCGCGGCCTGACATTCCCGTCGGTTGTGGATGCCACCGACATGTTTTACCGCATCCATGAATTGGTGCCGTTAAAACCGGGTACAATTGCGCCAGTGCATTTGCAATCATTTGTTTACCCGTATGTTAAGCCCGCCCTGCATTATTTGCGCCCAGGAACCATGCTGTTCTGGGTGCCAAACCCTGCAGACGATGACTTGAAATACGGGCACGTGGCCATTGTCGTAGACTCGGATGCGAAACAGGTGGTCGTGGCCCAGCAGAACAAGTCGCCGCCGATTCAGGTGCACAATGTGGCTGAGTTGTTCAACGCCATCAACTCACCCAATTCTGCGTATTTAGGGGTGAAACTCATCGCACAGGACGGAAGTGATTAAAATATATACATAACATATAACCGTACCTGCAGTAACGTAACGCGTAACACCGAAGGAATGAAATTCTTTTTTAAACTTTTTTATAGAGCCGTCATCACTGCGGTCATGCTTACTACCTTGTTTTTGATCATGAACAGTTTTGACATCTATTTAAGTAAACAAGGCATAACTGGGCTCAACCGAATTTATATATTAGCTCCAGTGCAATTTGTCATGATATTAATTGTTTACATGGCGATCATGTATGTGCTTTACAGGGTTTTCAGGCTTAAAATGTGAATCGGAATTGATTGATTGATTGTTGTGGCCTAATTTGTTGCACTGCAAAACGACACAACATGCCCATCCGACCTACTTGAACAAATTAAAAAAGTGTTAGTAAGTATTAGTTCAAATGCACAAACAAATGTTTATAATTTTATTTTATGGTATTTACAAGCCGGCAACTGCGGCGTCGCCAAATTTGCCATGAAATGCGCGAAACAACTCAATGCCCTTGAACATGTCTTCTTCTGGCAATGGGTACCGTTTTTGAATGAGATGAATAAGGTGATCGCTTTTTGGTCCAATTGGCACAAACTTGAGCGTGAATTTGAGTGTGTCAGCACATGGGCTGCCCTTTGGAAAACCGCGCGCATTGTTCACGGTAATCGCGGAGGGAGTCAGGTTTTCCAGAATTTGTGGTCTTGATCACCTTTGCAACGGGCGTGATCAAGATATCGGTGGTGTCCAATGCGAACATGATTTTTTAAATCCGACTAAATGATGTACGAGAGAATTTCATAATAAATAAAAATAGGTTTTATAATAACATTCAATTTTTTTTATTTTCAGTGCATTTGGGTTTGGTATCACATGATGCGTTGATGCGTTGATGAGTTGATGTATAAGGTATAAGGTTATGCATTTATTGCATTTATTGCATATGTCGGTTCATCTTTTCTTGCATTTCTTGCGGCGTCGGCGGGTGTCTTACCCGTTGAAACATTTCAAAAAAGAATGGTATCCAATGTTCCTCCTTCAAATTCAACTCAGGCGGCACTGACTTGATAAATTCATGCTCGTGCGCTACATTCAACATTTCGTCGCACACGCGAGTTTTAAGGTCCGGCAATGTTGAAGACGGGGTCAACCACGCATTCATTAATTTATTAAAGTCGTCGTAGTTTGTAAGATGTAACAAGCGCATGGCCCAACTCGTTTCGGGCGATGCATTGTACTGAAACTGACGCATTATTGTGTCGTATTTCTCCTCTTTGGTTACAATCAAATGTTGCATGTGTTGCATGTGTTGCATGTGTTGCATGTGTTGCATGTGTTTCAGGTCTGTATCTTCTTGTGTTATTGTTATTAGCGCGTCTGGGGTTGGTTCTGGGGTTGGTTCTGGGGTTGGTTCTGGGGTTGGTTCTGGGGTTGGTGGCTCTTCCTGTCGTCTTAACCGATGAAACATTTCAAAAAAGAATTGCACCCAGTGTTCCTCCTTCAAATCCAAATCAGGCACTGATTTGACAAATTCATGCTCGATCGGAAAGCAACATAGATGTTTGGGGAGATTAAACTCATTGCACACGCGATTTTTAAAGGTGCACTCACGGTTAGGGTGACCCATTTGCATTGGGTAGGGCGCGACGGTGGTCAACCACGCATTCATTAATTTATTAAAGTCGTCGTAATTTGTAAGACGTAACACGCTCATGGCCCAATTCGTTTCGGGCGATGCATTGTCCTGAAACCGAGTCATTAATTCATCAAATTTTTCCTCTAGCGGGGTAAACCTGAACATTGTTGCACTTATTATTTTTTATATATAAATGCATATATAAAAAATCATGTAAAACCCTGGGGATCAATGGTGTAATGGGGTTCATGCCGGCAGTTAAAACAGGCTGGAATTGCCCCAGCCCGCTTCATTGGCCGCCATGGGTTCAAAATCCATCATGCCCTGAGGCTGTTGCTGTTGCTGTGGGTGTTGCTGTTGCCCCTGCCCGGAATACATGGCGTTAAAGTCCTTCACCATGCCGCTCATGCCGCCCATTTGGGCCCGGTTGCTCGTGAGCTGCGGGGGTGGAGGCGGCGCCGTCATGGGCACGCCCGACGCCATGGAGCCCGTGATGGGCTGCGTCACGCGCACCTGGCCCTGGCCCTGCCCCTGAGCGGGGCCGCCTTGCGGCTTATTGCCCGACCACATGTCCACCGCGCGCTCCACCAGGATCTGCGCCTTCTCGCCCAGCTTCGTCTTAATGGAGAACAGGACCATGATGAACACCATGAGGATGTTGATGATGTGGAAGCGCTCGTACTTGATGCCGCTGTACGTGGGGAAGTAAACGATCATGCGGTGAATGAAGTAGATGCCGAGCAGCATGGCGAACGTCTGCGCAAAAATCTCGGCCACGATGGTCAAGCTGCCCTTGTCGTCGTCGGGGTCGGGCACGTAGTAGCGAATGACGTAGATGACGATGATGGCGGGCACGAAGCCGATGGCCACGTATTGCATCATGTTTAAAACCTCGCCCTGGGCGTCCTCGTTCAGCCTGAACACTTGCTTAAAGAAGCCGCCGCCCGCGGCGGCGGACTCCTTGGCGGTTATCTCAATTGCATCCATATTTTTATTTACAATGACGAGAGAAAATTAAAATGAAAATGCGAACAATGATATAAATAGTTTCCCCAATGAGTATTTACATTCCATGTTGAAGAGTGTGACCGAATACAACAAATACCGGCGGACCCCGGTGGTTCCCATTACGGCCCCAAATCAATTCCCCGTGCGGCACGAAGAGAACCAGTACCTGAATTTAATAGAGGACATTCTCTCGGAGGGGTCAACCGAAGAAGGACGCAACGGAACCACGCTCACCGTGATTGGCGCGGCGATGCACTTCTCGCTAAATGATCGCCGCGTGCCGTTTTTGACGACGAAGCGCCTGGCGTGGAAGACGTGCCTAAAGGAGCTGCTGTGGTTCATTCGCGGGGACACGGACAACGCGCTGCTGCAGGCGCAGAACGTGCACATATGGGACGGCAATGCGTCGCGTGACTTTCTGGATAGTCGCGGACTAGTTCACCGAGCCGAGGGAGATCTGGGGCCGATTTACGGGTTCCAGTGGCGGAATTTCGGCGGCGACTATGAATATGAAGGGGGGTCCAATGAAGGCGACCGCCTTAGAAAAGGGGTGGACCAGCTGCAGTCAGTAATTGATGCGCTAAAGGATCCCGAGCGCCGCACATCGCGCCGGTTGATCATTTCGGCGTGGAACCCGTGCCAGCTGAATGAAATGGCGCTGCCACCGTGCCACGTGCTCATGCAGTTCCACGTGACCGGCGGTACCCGGCTGTCGTGCTCACTGTACCAGCGCAGCGGGGATGTGGGTCTGGGCGTGCCCTTCAATATTGCATCGTACAGCATGCTGACCCACCTGTTGGCGCACCATTGCGGCCTAGACGCGCACGAGTTCGTCTATCATTTGGGCAATGCGCACATTTATGACGACCACGTGGAGGCGCTAAAAGAGCAACTGCAAAGAGAGCCGCACGAGTTCCCGCAAGTCGCCATTCGGGCGCTGCATGAGAACATAGATGACTACCAAGTGGGCGACTTTGAGGTGCAGGGGTACCAGTGCCATGAGACCATCCCAATGACGATGCGCCAGTAAAATTGTTGGTTGTTGGTTGTTGGTTGTTGGTTGTTGGTTGAACCCATTGGAACAAGTGAACCCAACCGATTGAATAATGTAATGAATGCGCAAAGAATATAAAATAATAGTATCATGTGCATTTATATTGCCCGCAATACCACCCAATCCGACCCTATGAGTAGTTCTGCTTCCATTTCAGCTGCAAAGAAGCGCAGGGCGAACCAAATTCAGCCACTGCAACAGCACCCCCAGCAAATGCAACGTCCCATCTCGGCACCTGGTCCGAATCAGGTGCCATCTTTAGCAAGTTTAACCCCTGCGCAGCGCCAGCAGTTTTTGATGCAGCAGCAGCAACGCATGCAGCAGCAGCAGCAGCAGCAGCAGCAGCAGATGCGAAATCCACAAGCCAATCCGCAACAAGCCAATCCGCAACAAGCCAATCCACCGGCAAATCCAAAACAGCTGGCATGGCCCGCGCCGCCCATTTACCTCATGAAACAAATGGACACTCTTCTGTTTCAACAAAGTCAGTCCATTGATGAAATTAAGAATCGGTTGAACTGTATTGAGACCGGGTCTTCAAGTGTAGGCGTAAATGGCGGTGCCGGGATTGGTGTCGGGGTCAGCGCAGGCGGCATGACATTGGATGATATAGAAAACATTAAGCCCGCGCTCATGTCTGACTCGGAATTCGTGGGCGGCATTGTTGATAATATTATGAACAATTCCAATTTGTCTGAAATCATTGAGCAAATTGATGCCGTTCAAACCGAAAACCGAGAACTGCGCGAACTTTTGCATGCCCAGCAAAAAACCATTAACGAAATGAACATCATACTTTTAAAACTGTTCTCTCAGTCCGCAGCACCTGCCCCTGCCCATGCCCCTGTCCCTGTCCCTGCCCCTTCCCCTGCCCCTGCCCCTGTCCAAGATCAAGTCCAGGAAGTCCAGGAAGTACAGGAAGTCCAGGAAGTACAGGAAGTCCAGGAAGTACAGGAAGTCCAAGACCAGACCCAAACCCAAAATGTTTCACTGGAAATTGTGGACAAATGAACCAGAAAACCAGACAAAAATAAATACAAACCAATGATGGGGATGGGGATGGGGATGGGGATGGGGATGGGGGTGCCTTCGTAAAATTTATATGAAATTATTGTAGCATATAAATAAGCATTTAAAAAATAGGCGATACAAATTATCATTTCGGTCACACCACCTGCCATACTACCCATAATACTAATCATGCAATCCGTGTTTGCCGTCCTCATATTTTGCGTGGTGCTATTTCTGTATTTGCACATTTACTTCCACCTGAAAACCAGCAACGACCTGGAAGTATATGAAATAGACCAGCCGTCCAAGGACAAATTGGAAGAGGTGTGCGACCTGCGGCAACCCGTGCTGTTTGACTATTCAAATGACCGGCTAATGGAGTCGTGCACGCTGCAAGCGATGCGAAGCACGTACGGCGCATTTGACGTGCGCCTCCGAAACGTGAAAGACGCCGCCGACGAAGCCGATGCGACCGACTTGTACGTGCCCCTCACGCTGCATGCCGTGGCCGACGCATTCCGCAGTGACAAAGAATCGCGTTACATTACCGAAAACAACTGCGATTTCCTGGAAGAAACCGGTCTAGTTAAAACGTTCAAATACAACGACGCATTTTTGCGCCCGTCCATGGTGTCCAAATGCGCGTACGACGTGATGTGCGCATCGCCCGGCACCCAAACCCCGCTGCGGTATGAATTGAATTACCGAAACTATTATTTGGTTACACACGGCAGCGTTAAGCTGCGACTCATTGCGCCGCACGCCAGCAAGTACCTGTATCCCGTGTCCGACTACGACAATTTTGAGTTTCGGTCGCCGGTGAATCCGTGGGCCGTGCAGCCCGAATACCGCGCCGATTTTGATAAAATTAAGACCATGGATGTGGACCTGCGCGCAGGGCAAATCATTTACATTCCGGCGTACTGGTGGTGCAGCATGCAGTTCCCGCCGCCGTCGGATTCGTCGTCTTCGCCTTCGCCTTCGCCTTCGCCTTCAACATTGTGCTGCTTCAAGTATCGCACTTACATGAACACGCTCAGCATATTGGACAAGATTTGCATGTGGATGCTGCAGCAGCAAAATGTGAAACGCGACGCAATTGAAAAAAAAATAACAACGACAATCAGGCAGGTATCTAAACATCAACCCACAATCACGGCCACCCCATCTGCTGAAATCTCACTCCCAGATGCAAATCAAACAACCGCAAATCAAACAACCGCAAATCAAACAACCGCAAATCAAACAACCGCAGCCGCAGCATCCACGATCTCATGACACGCTATGCTATTGCATGCATGATCATTTGTTCATTTGTTTGCGATTGCCTTGTTGATTTCATTGATTTCGCGCAAAAAATCAACAGCGGTCAATCTCTGTTCAATTGGACACAATACGCGCCGAAACAAACTGCGGGTTGATTCATCTGTAACATAATTGAAATATTCCGGACGAATGTGTCCATTGCCGGGGTTTTCAAAAAAATCAGCGGGATACTCTTTTGGATGGGAAATGCATTTGCGCAATACTATCATTGTGAAAAACATAAGCCCGAATGACCACATGTCGTTCTCTTTTTTATTTTTGGACCATTTGTAGTTGTCCGTGGTTACGGCAGAGGTGGTGCCGCATCCATTTCCGGTTTCGGGCGCGCAATACGGTTTGGTTCCGCCGGTTCCGTCGCTGTCGTCGTGCGCGCCAGACATGCCGTAATCAATGAGATAGATACAAGCCCCGCCCCCGGACGATTCCCAATCATCATTGGGATCGTGATAATCGTATGAATCCGGCGAAGAGTCCGGCGAAGAGTCCGGCGAAGAGTCCGGCGAAGAGTCCGAATCCAAGTCGGAGTCATTGAAATGCACCAGCGTATTCCCTGGTTTAATGTCGCCGTGGACGATGTCGTGCGCATGTAAATGAACCAACGCTTTGGCCATTTGCGCGCACAAAATCAAGACAAGTTTGTTGGTGGGATAAAACCGGCGAAACCATACGTCTATGGTATGCGAATTCATTACAACCGGCTGGATGCTGTAAGAAATGTGATGAAACATGGTGCGCGCGGACTCTGGTATTTTTCCAATGCTATTGAGCTGCACGCACACCGGAAGCACAATGTGATTTTCGGAATCAATGCAATTGGTGCCGTCGTAATGCGAATGCGTCATGAGTTGTTGCACGACAAAATGTTCGGACTCTATTTGCGAATTATCAAATGCGTGTTCCACTCTTACCATGAAGTCATTGATGTGAAACATGCCCACAATAGAGGCCAATTTATGGAACATGCGAGACACAGACACGTAATCATGCACGATGTCAATAGCACTGGTGTCAATCATGAGGTGCGGGCGCCGTCTAATTTTTTCAATGATTTTTGTAATGTCATTTTTTGACACATCATACGATCTCATGCGCCGTTTATTGCATTCCGAAAAAAAATAAAGTTGTTGAATCATTGCAATCAGCCGGCGAATGTCGTGTTTTGGAGACAATTTCCATTTTTCAATGACACTCATTTCACTCGGGTCATATTTAAATGCGCAGTCCGCCAATGTCAATGGGTTCACGTTGGGGCGTGAAAACAAATGAACAAACGGACGACTCAATGGGTGTTTTGTGAGTAGTGATTTTTTGTCTTCATTCTTTTCATTGTTTTCGGTGTCTTCATTCTTTTCGGTGTCTTCGTCTTCCTTGTCTTCTTTTGTGTCAATTTCAGACATGTCAATGGTTGCAATGTTTTCCATTACAACCTTGGTTGATGCTGATGCAGCAATTGCATCCTCTGCAGGTAATTTCATGACCACGTTTATGATTTTTGAAATATTCTTTTTGATATGTTTAAACATAATAAACAAACGCACTATCTATTGCATATTTATTTGAGATAAGTTTATATTCTTTACGTGGATTATAAAAAATATAAACAGAGGTTGTTTGTATACAGTAATCAATCCAATCATCATACCATGGCATTTAACATTGTCAATAAAACGCTGTTTAAAAAGGCAATAGAGAATGAAAACAACGCCGTTGTTTCTAAGTTAAACACTCGGAAAATCACTGTTGAAAAATTGCATCAACTCCAAGAATTAGGGCTTGACCCAGCGGTGCTGCAGGATTACATGACCAAACTGAAAGACTACCGGCATGTGGACGATTTAAATGGCTTGACCCACGGAGCGTACATTCGTTGGATTGATTTAAAAAATCCGGAACGACTCGCTCTTGCGCGCGGAGCCATTATATGCGACATAAAAATAGGTCAAAAGGGCATTTTATTACTGTGCAAAACCCATCCCAATCCTGCCGTGTTTCATGTCAGCATGGATGAATCACTCATTTTCCAACGGCTGAGCCAGCAAGAACGCGTCATTCTTACCGCAATGGATTATTTGGACGCGAACACAGGCGCAGACACAGACACAGACGCAGACACAGACACAGACACAGACGCAGACACAGACACAGACACAGACGCAGACACAGACACAGACACAGACGCAGACACAGACGCAGATAATTGATGATTATTTTTTATTATTTTTTATTTTTTATTTTTTATTTTAGGAAGTATTTTTCGTGTTTTTGACCTTGACAGGACATGATGGGCAGATCCTTTGCGAGGCAACAATCGGGCCTTCCCCTTGCAAGACATGTCAAAAAATTTCAATCCTTTTTTGCCAAACACGCTGGCAGTGCAGAGTGCAATTGCGTTTTGGGTGCCTGTTTTTTTTTCAACGGATTTAATGCATTTGCACAATTTGTTCGCCAAAATGTCCTCCGCCTGTCGTTTTAATTCGCGGTCACTTAACCTTTCAAATGGCAGTTTATAGTACGAGAGAATTTTCTGATAATCCGACCGTGTGATAGATGACGACGCGCTCATGTCTCTGCGAATGTATTGTATGTATGGCTAAATATCCAATCCATCAACTCCTATTAAACAATGATAAAAAAATATGAAATAATTCCATTAAACTTGAATTTGCTGCAATGGCCTCGCCATCATCATCATCATCATCCGCATCCGCATCCGCATCATCATCCGCATCCGCATCCATGCCATCCATGTGCGATTTTTTAAATCGTTTGCATGCCAGCGGCAATAAAAGCAAAATAGTGGTGCTTGATGTGGATGAAACCATTGGATACTTTGTTGAATTGGGCATTTTTTGCGATGCGCTCACCCGAATTGCATGGAACAATGACCCCCGCGCTCAATACGCGCATTTCAATCAATTGATGGATGCGTTCCCCGAATTCCTGCGCCCTAACATTTTAGAGTTGCTTAAGTTTTTAAAAATGAAAAAAAATGCCCAAGAGTGCGCGGGCGTGCTGGTGTACACCAACAACTGCGGCCCTCGCGCGTGGGTGGAGCACATCACCCGATACATTGAATCCAAACTGGGTGAGCCGCTGTTTGACCAAATTGTTGCAGCGTTCAAGGTGAACGGCGAAATAATAGAAGTGGGTCGCACCACAAATGACAAGACGTACGAAGACTTGCTGCGATGCACGAAGCTGCCGCCCAATGTAGAGATGTGCTTTTTGGACGATCAAATGCACTCGCAAATGGAGCACGCGAAGGTGTATTACATCAACGTCAAGCCGTACGTGCACCAGCTCAGCGTGAACACGCTAATAGACCGATTTATGAAGAACCCTGCGCTGCGTTCAACCACCGCGGTCAATGCATCCGATTTCCGAACCCGCGTGATGAGTTTCATGCAGCGGTTTGTGTGCACTCCAAAAAATGAGTTGGAACAAGAGGTGGACGCCATCATCACCAAAAAAATAATGGAGCATTTGAAAACGTTTTTCCTAAAAAAAATGAAAGGCATTAAAAAAACGAATGCCTCATTAAAAATGAAACCGAAAACAACAACAAAAAACAAAACATTGAAACACCCACCCAATAAATTAAATAGTTAAATTAATTGAACATATTAAGCGCATTTTTTTGTTGGCATATATTATAACCACATCCACATTCAATCAACCACAATGATCAACATTTCCAGTTTGCTCTATCTCGTTTTCCTCTTTTTTGTGCTCACCCCCAATGTGCTGCTGCGCATCCCACCCAACGGTTCCAAGCACGTGGTTGCACTCGTGCACGCCGTCGTGTTTGCGGTGGTGTATTACTACACGTCCGGCTATGTGAACGCCATGCTCGGGTCGCTCTAGCTCCATTGCAAAAATTAAATTTCAAAATTTATAAACCTCGTATTTATAAATTTTAAATTTATGTAAACGTGTAAACGTAATAAAATTAAAATTAATTTGCCGAACGCACCTTGCGACTGCGACCGCGACTGCGTTTTTTTGATGCATTTTGAGTATACGAATGCGAATGCGATCGCGAACGTGTCCTAGGTCCCGACATAACAACAAAGTTCTTTTTCGGATTTTTAAGAACGGCGCGAATCTTTTTCAATTTTGAACCAATTTGCTGTTTCAGATGGGAGATGGAGACAGTGGATGCCCGAATGGGGGATGCTATTTTTGAACGATACGCCGACGAATATTGAGTTTTTGATTTTGATTTTAGTTGTGTTTGTGTTTGTGTTTGTGTTTGTGTTTGTGTTTTAACTTTAGGAGTTTTAGGAGACCCGAAGGACATCGGGATCCTTCCCCCCCGCAAATGTCCGGGCAGTTTTGACGGAGGAACTATTTCTCCGGTTACAGGATCCATTCCAACTTCAATGCACATGCATCCTGCCGCGCTCACCCAGTTGAAACATTCCAACAAGGTGATTCTCGCCATTTCACTAAACGGCATTCCCTTTGTGAATGCAACTGTTTCAGGTGCGGCCAGATTTGCCATTTGTTCTTGGGAAATATCCACAATGTGCCAGGATCGCAAAAATGTCCGCGATGGATTGGACGATGACTCAGTTAGTTTTTCCCGAAGTCTTGCAGGAAATGTGATTGGGTCGTAAGTGACATTCAATGCGGCAGAAAAAATGGTTTCATGCTGTTCGTTTCTAATTTCATACCCTACCCGACGCGGCGTTCTTGAAATAATATGTTCCAAATCAGGGGTTGAGTGCGAATAAGTTGCATTGTTTAATAAGGCGACAGTGTTTCGCGTGATAAATGCGGACATTGGCATAACATTTCTGTCAGAAATATCACCATCTCTGCGATATCTACGCGGAATAAGCTGTGGTCCCATCTTCACGTGCCCGTGCGGCATGCTGTACAACAATCCAACGGACGAAACAATGTTGCCGGGGGTTAAGTCATAATGATATCCGATATCTCCTGCACCTCGTCTAAGATACAAATCAAACGTGATGTGATGAACGGGACAAGTAAGAAAGTCATTCAATGTAAATTTCCTGTAGCTCAACATCATTTGAAACAGCGTGTACCGAATCAAATGCTGTTCAAGGTTTAATCCATCCGGAGTTGTGGTGATGGCGTTGTAATGCGCAAATTCAGCAGGAGTCACAAGAGGAATGGCGTGTTCAAGTTCATGTCTTAACATGCGTATTCGCGTGCATGTCATGGCTTGCATGTCAATTTTGTAAATGTAAGGAATTTTCATGGTGTGCTTTTGAGGCCGCGAATTATCCATGCTGGCAGTTGAAGCGAATAAATTGTCCAAAAATGAGCAAATGGGTTCAGTGAGATGTTCAAAATTGACGCGAGCCGAAACAAGTTGTTCCATGGGACATTGAGGCAGTTGCAAGTTGGCATGCAAATGCACATTCCGCATGTCCTCCGCAAACCGTTCTATCATTTGGTTTGGATCAATGGAGACCACGGCATGCAAATGCGATGTTTTGATGCGGGGCAGCGTCACGTCAACATAATCTGAATGATACGAAATGGGAATTACAACGTCCTTCTGATTTGGCGGAACATACAAGCCCAACGACTCCGTGACACCACCCTGAATAAATGGAAGATTGCAACCAAAGTTTGGGAATGTCAATGTCATTTTGGGGTGATCATGGGATTGGGATTCACCCGTAGTAAGAAGACGAAACGCAATTTGTTTGATGTTGGATGGATTCAATGTCAATTGGCCCTCCGTGATGGCAAAATCAACCCCTGGTGTCAAATCATTCACAAACCCACTGGGTGTTAAGCAATATAATGTTGACAAATCATATTGGGTCCTGGGGGTGGTTCGTACGAATGAAGCACTCATGCTTATTGGGTCGCGACAGTACAAACACGATGAAGATGGTTCATCCATTTGAACCATGGTTATGGTATGAGGCGCTGACCTGGATGGCATGATGCCTTCCCTTTCACTTATCGTCCGATCCCGTAACGAAATTGCAGGTAACTTTGTTTGCAATAACGGCACAATCTCATCATATGTTTGCAAAAACAAATCATTTATTTTTATGGAATCATCGTCGTAATTCATTTCCAATGGTTGCAGCACTATCAACATTTTGGAAAACAGATTCGGGTTTTCGGGGAAAACGTTCGAAATTGCATTGGCGAACCAGTTTGGAGAATACTCATTGACATTGGATCCTTGTGCAATGCCACGCTGCTGCTGCAGGTACGACTTATTCGCCACTAAAATTGGTTTGATTATCTCCAGTAATGGACGAATGCGTTCCATGATGTCGGTCACTGTCCGCAAAGCATTTGGATTTTGGGTGTATTTCCTCACAGTGTCATTCATATTTGCATATATTGTTGTTTCCATATCACGTTTGAATGGATCAGTATCTACTACTGGCCGCGCCATTCTCGGCGCCGGCTCATCGGGCTCATCAGACACATACCCGTGAGACATGAATGATTGTAACTGGGTGCGTGTATATGTATATATTCTAATCAAATATTAAATTTATTTTATTTATTCCACTTCATTCCACATTCATTCCAATTCATTCCAATTCATTCCACATTCTTAATTTCCGTGCGCGTGGAATTGTTGAACACGCGATTTGCCAAATTGAAGCAGTCGGGGTTAACGGGCGCAAACTTCTCGGACTTGAACAGCAGCGGGTGGGTTTGCTGAATTTGGCGCGAGTCAATGCGCACGTTGTACAAGTCGCTGTTGGACGACGGCACGTATTCCGACTGCTCGCACTTTTGCAGCGCGAAAAACTGGTTGCGCAGGGTGGATTCCACATTGACCGCCGTGGCATAGCCGGACCACGGAGCCACCGCGCTGCCAGGGTTGAACACGTGGTTCGGGTTGTACACGGGGTAGTTCATGAGTGGCACGGTCGCGGGTTTGCGCTGGTCCAGAATGGGCATGATGGCGTATTTGGACAGCACCGGGCGCGCGCACAACTGGGGCTGGAGCGGTCCAGACGGAATGTTGCGATCACGCATGCGGCGGCTCAGCTCTTCGGTGCGCTCCTGCTGGCAATACGCCACGCTTTTGGGCACCCCGTAAAACGGCTCTGGTTCTTGCATCATTCGTTGCTGCGGCTGCTGGGATTGGTGCGGCTGCTGGGATTGATGGGTTTGATACTGGTTCTGCATAATTTTGTATAAGTTGTGTGATTATTTGTGATTTTATATGATTAATACATTAACATAATATTTATATTTATATTTTTTGGAACATCATTTAAAGAGTTTATTGCATTGATTATTACATTATTTATCACATTGTTCCATCACACCATTACATGTGCGGCATCTTCTATTACGAGACGATTGGCTCTGGTTCTGGCTCTGGTTCTGGCTCTGGCAAGCGCATCCCCATGCACGAGTTGAATGCGCTGCAGACCAATTTTGCTAAAATATCTCACCGGGGTCCCGACAACAGCCGGTTCTGCGTGGACGGGAATCGGAATCGCTGCGTGGGGTTCCACCGCCTCGCCATCAACGGCCTGGCCTCCACCGGCGATCAGCCGTTTTGTTTGCTGGGCTGCGAGCTCGTTTGCAACGGCGAGATTTACAATCACAAGCAGTTGGCTAGTGCGCACGGATTCCAGTGCGTGAGCGGGTCCGATTGCGAGGTGATCATTCATCTGTACCGGATGTTTAACGGCGACATGCAGGCCACGCTGAAGGAGCTGGACGGCGTGTTTTCGCTGGTGCTTGTGGACCGTGCCCGCGACTTGGTGCACATTGCCCGCGACCCCTTTGGCGTGCGGTCGCTCTACATCGGCAGTTCCAGCGACTACGAGCGCGACATCTCGGCTGCCAGCGAAATGAAGGCGCTGCAGCACTGCAGCCACGTGGAGCAGTTTCCCGGCGGCTGCTACATGACCCTGACCAAGGTTCAAACCAATCAAACCAATCAAACCAATGAACCCAAGTTTGACACGAAGTTGCAGCCCTATTACACGGGCCTGCAGCTGGATGAGACGCTGGAGGTGCCGTTCGTGTACAACTTCGGCACGTTTTCACCCGCGTATTTGGATGATGCGAATCCATCTCCCGAAAAGCTGGAGTTTCATGCGCGCACGCAGTTGCGCAACCTGTTTGAATCGGCGGTGTGCAAGCGGCTGATGAGCGAGCGGCCCGTGGGCTGCCTCCTGTCCGGCGGCCTGGACAGCTCCATCACAACCGCGCTGGTGGTCAAGCACATGGCACAAGCGGGCATCGTGGTGGACACGTATGGCGTGGGCCTGGAGGGGTCCGTGGACCTGAAGTGGGCGCGCCGGGTGGCGGAGCATCTGGGCACGCGGCACCACGAGGTGTGCCTGACGGAGCAGCAGTTTTTGGAGGCCATTGACGCCACCATTTATCAGATAGAGAGCTACGACACCACCACCGTGCGCGCATCGGTGGGCAACTACCTGGTCAGCAAATACATTTACGACAACACGGACAACGTGGTCATTTTTTGCGGCGACATGAGCGACGAGATTTTCGGGTCGTATCGCGGGTTCACGAAGGCGCCCAGCGACCACGCATTTGCCAAAGAAAACGGGCGCATGGTGCGCGACGTGCGGCATTTTGACCTGCTTCGTTCGGACAAGAGCATCAGCGGGGCGGGATTGGAGGCGCGGGTCCCCTTTGCGGACAAAACGTTTTTGGAGTTTGTGATGAGCCTGCCGCCGTGGATGAAGCGGTTCGGCGAAGGCGCGGATTACGCCGTGGAAAAGCACCTGCTGCGCCGGGCGTTTGACGGGCTGCTGCCGGACGACGTGCTGTGGCGGCGCAAGGAGGCGTTCAGCGACGGCGTGAGCGGGCACGAGCGCACCTGGGTTCAAATTATCAAGGAATATGTGGATAAGCGTGTGAGCGACGTGGAGGTGAGCATCGCGAACGACTTGCATGCATTTAAGCACAATGCGCCGTATGACAAGGAGAGCTACTATTATAGGACCGTGTTTGATCGGCATTTTCCTGGAAAAGGACGCGCAGAAACCATTCCGTACTTTTGGAGGCACCCGTTTTGCGAGGGTACACTGGACCCGTCGGCGCGTCTGTTAAAGGACGTGTATGCAGCGGAGAACCAAGGTTAAACTCAAAACGCAGTACCTTGAAATTTTAATGCCATTTTCAATTTAAATAGTATTAAAATAAATAAAAATGTGACAATAGTGTAAATTGCTAATTGCTAATGGCCTACATAGAAGAAGAAAGGCGCGTGGTCCCATCATGGGGCGACGGCCGTAAATCATTTTACGGCGAAGGAAGTAGGTTTTACGATTATCGCGGAGAACCAATCCTCAATGAGCATGGAAACGCAATTACTTCTCCCAAAGAAGGGGCGGTTGTGGACCATGGAAATTATGACGACCCCATCAATCATCCGCCACTCATTATGGTCGGCAAATTTAAGCACGGCAGACTTCATTCAAACTCAACGCAATCAAAAAAAAACACAATATATGTGTTAAGTTTTGCTACTGATGGCGGAATTAAACTGGAAGGAATTCATCACGGACACTTTAAACGGGGATTACGACATGGACCGGGGACGCAGGTCACACACGATGATGCCGCATTAAGAAAGAGCATAGGACATTGGAAAAAAGGCAAAGCGCACGGCATTTTCAAGGAAATATCCATGACCAAACTTAACCCACCATTAATGACCAAAAAGGTGGTGAACTATCGTCGTGGAAAACCATACGGATTTGCATTATATTTGCCCACGCAGCACCAACCCATCACCCAAGACACCCAAGACACCCAAGACACCCAAAAACTGTATTATCACCCTTTGTCTAAAATACCCAATAATCCCATCACAAAGCATGAATACTACAACATTGCAGCATTGTTGAAGTGCGCAAATGGAGACGATGCAGTGTATGCAATTTACAATGAATTGAAAAGACGGGGTTCAAACGGATTTAAGATCACACAGTTTTTAAAACACAGACAAATTGTCATGCCCAATGATTCTAAATTTAATGAAACCGAAAATGAAGATGTTATCGGTTTTGTTGAAAATTTAAGGGTTGATGAGAGTGGTCAAAATGCGATGTATGAGACAAATAGCATGGAATACCCTTGGAAACCGTACGATTTTGAACCAAAAATAAATGAAACCACGTTGACCCCACTTCAAAAAATAAATTACATGCGGTGCATTTACAGTCTACCTTTGCATCCAGACACACCGCCCCGTGCCTTATCATCATCATCATCATCATCTTATGGATCCATGTCTGATGAGGGAGGCAGCCGACGACGACGTTCAACAAACCGAAAAGGCAATAATAAACCCAACAAATGGAATAAAACCAGGAGACAGATGCGCTAAAATGCCCCACAATTGCGTATTTGCACATAATAACAACAACCAAACAACAACCACCAAACAACCAACAACACCAACATCATGAACCTGAATTTAGACCAGGTGGACCACGTCACGCTGGACCTCATGGTGAACCAGCCGCAGTACGAACGGTACCTGCGAAACAAAGAGTCCGACCTGAACGGGAAATATGAGAAGGCCAAGCGCTTCTATAAAAAACGCATTATTGAAATGACGCGGGATTTGCTGAAGTGTGAAACGGTGAACGACATTTTCGTGCTGCAGGCGTTTGAAGCGTATGCCAAGTCATGCATCACGTATTTTAGAACCAAGGACAAGAACGACACGTTGCAGGAGGAACACATGGCCGAGTGTGTTGCGGTGGGGTACCTGCCGCCGATTGTGGAAACCGAAGAATCCATGAACGACCACGAGTATGATGCCAATGAGGAGGACGAGGTCAATGAGGACGAGGCCAATGATGCGCCCATCCTGTCTGATTTAACAAAAAAAAAGCTGGAAATATTGATGTCGTTTGACAAGCACAAGGCGCACACGCCGACGCTGGACACCTACGTGATTAAAACGTCCTCAGCCTCAGCCTCAGCTGCTGCCCCCATCATCCCCAAACAAAAAGAAATAAATCTGGATGACCCCAAATTCAAAACCAAAGACATTAAGCCCAAAAAGCCAACCAAACCCAATTCCGATGAATGATTCGGATGAATGATTCGGATGAATGAATTAAAGTGTTGCAATATTGTAATAGGCAATAAATTTACGTCACACTCCGTCCTAATCCCACCCACATACACTTCACTTCGCAGGGATAAATAGAATGCCTCATGCCCGGCGAAGTAGAAAATGCAAAAAAAATGCTGCAAATGCTGCAAATGCCGCAAAAAGGACCACGACCGCAAAAAGGACCACGTCCGCAAAAAAAGGCGTTAAAAAGGGCGCCGCGCCCGTAAAAAGGGCCTCGTTTGAACGGCTCAAGTGTGGCCCCGTTCAGGACAATTATTTCACGTGCTACGACAACGACACGCTGCACAAATTAAGAGACGGCTGGAATGTGCGCCATCCGGATGCCCGCATTGAAACGAACGACCCGAGGGAAATTTGGACCGCGCTGAAGCAGAGATTGAGCCAATCGTGTCGCAATGAGGCGTGCTGGATGAAAAAGATCATGGGTTCCGACCCAGCCGAAGTCTCGGCCGACACATTTGCGCCCGAAGCCCCGAAATCGTGGATTCGGGACCCCGACGAGTGGCTGACCAGCGAAGAGATTGAGAATGTGATGAAGCAGTACGAGGACCGGTTTCCCACGTTTGAATTTTTGGGACCGTCGCCCAGCGACTACAATGCTCCCAAATTGGCGGGGGTGTGCGTGTGGGAGGAGCTCTGCAATTTCAGCCTTAAAAAATACGCGGATTCCGGAACAAAAAAAATCGGCGTCATTTTCAACACGGACCCGCACACCGAAGAAGGATCTCACTGGGTGTCGCTGTTCATCAACATTGGCGCCAAAAACAATTACATCTTCTTTTTTGACAGCACGGGCGATCGTCCCCAAAAAGAAATACGCGAGTTCGTAAAAATGGTGACGCAGCAAGGGCGCGCTCTGGGCATTCGTTTCAAGTATTATGAAAATCGGAAAGAGCATCAAAAACGGAACACGGAATGCGGCATGTATGCGCTCTTCATGATTGTGAATCTGATTGAAGAAACGCGCACGCCCCAGGAATTCATGCGGGGGGATCGCATTCCCGACAGCCACATGCTGGAATTTCGCAAAGAGTATTTCAATCGCGGAGGAAGCGTGTAACGTAATAACGTAATAACGTACTAGAAAAATACATTTAAATAAATCCTTAGTAATTCAATGCATGAGATACAAGGCTATATCATGCAGTCAACAAACGCAACAAACGCAACAAACGCAAACCACGACACAGCAATAACCGTGTGTCTGAACATGATCGTGAAGAACGAGGCGCACATCATTCGGCGCACTCTGGACATGCTTCTCACCAAGATCCGGTTTGACTACTGGGTCATTTGCGACACGGGTTCCACCGATGCCACCCGAGAGATCATTCAGGAGTTCTTTGAAAAGGCCGGAATTGAGGGGGAGCTGCACTGCGACAAGTGGGTCAATTTTGCGCACAACCGCACCCTGGCACTGAATCGGGCATTCGGCAAAACCGACCTGCTGCTCGTGTTTGACGCGGACGACGACATTTGCGGCACCATTGTGTTGCCATCTGCTGTGACTCACGACGAGTACCACCTCAAGTTCGGCGCACCCAATTTCGGCACAAACTACACGCGAACATTGTTGATTAATAATCGCAAGCGATTCCAGTATCACTCGGTGGTGCACGAATACATCAGCTGCCTGGAGCCGTCCCCCAACGAGCAGCTCCGCACGCGCATCCTGGGCGGCGACTACTTCGTGGTGTCGGGACGCAGCGGGGCGCGCAACCAGGACCCCGATAAGTATTTGAAAGATGCGCTGCTTCTGGAAAAGGCGCACGCCGAGGCGGTTCAAACCCAAGACCCCTTGTGTAAGCGCTATGCTTTTTACTGCGGCAACAGCTACCGGGACTGCGGCCGGCATGAGGATGCCATCCGCTGGTATAAAATCACGCTGGCCCAGGACAACTGGGCGCAGGAGAAGTACGTGGCGTGCCTCTACATGTATCAATGCTACGAGGCGCTGAACCAAAAAGAGCACGGGTTTTTCTATTTGGTGAAGGCGTTTGCGTACGACCTGGAGCGCGTGGAGTGCGTGTATCCGCTGCTGGTGCACTACTGCTGCGAGGGCATGAACCATGTGGCGTACAACTATTACCGCATGGTTGAAAAACAGTTTCTTCGCGTGAACAATGGCAACAATGGCAACAATGGCAACAATGGCAACAATGGAACCAACAATGGCAACAATGGCAAGCTATTCTTGGAGACGGACAAGGCCAACTTCTTCGTGCCGTATTACATGATCATTGTGGCGGACCGGGTGGGTGACCGCGCATGCGGCATTCGCATGTATGAAATCATTTTCCGGAAGAAGCAGCACACGTTCAGCGCATGGCACCTGCGAAACCTCATGTTCAACCTGCGATTTTTCATTGGGCACGTGAAGCCAGAAGCATTGAATGCGTTTGCGGCGCTGGCCAACAATTATGTGCAGTTCATCCGAGAGAATGGGGTGCCGTTGAGCACATTTAATGAGGTTGTGAAGGATTTCAATTATGAAACACATGGAATTCATTTATTAAACCAACCATCCAACCAACCATCCAACCAACCATCCAACCAACCAACCACGAATTTCTCTCGTTCCGAGTGCAAGAGAAGCCGCACCATCCTGTTTTACACGGGGTACAGCGCCGCGCCGTGGAATTGCAGCAGCATGAACCAGGGCGCATTGGGCGGCTCCGAAAAAGCGGTGGCGTACCTTTCCCAAGAGTTGTGTCGGAATGGATACACAGTCTACGTGTCGGGTGGCGTTGAATCCGAAGACAATAATGGGCTCGGCCGCGTGAAATACGTGGGACTGTCCGGTTTGCCGGAGCTGCTGCGCACCACCGCATTTCACACGGTCGTTTGTTCGCGCTACATTTCATTTTTGGAGTTGTACGGGGGGGGCGCGTCGTGGTACCAGTTCTACGTGTGGGCGCACGACACGCACTTGTTGTCGTATGGGTGTGATTTGAGTGACACGGCGGTCCTAGAAAAATGGGCGGACCGCATTGACGGCTGCGTGTGCCAGACGCAGTGGCATGCGGACGAGTATGCGCGCCAGTATCCCACACTGAAAAATAAAATTCATGTGATAAACAACGGCATTGCCCCGGAGCTGTTTCCTGCCGCCAATGCTAAAAAAGTGCCGAATCGGTTCATCTACACGTCGCGCACGGAGCGCGGGTTGTCTAAAATACTGGATCTGTGGCCCGACCTTGTTGCGGCGCTGCCGGATGCCACGCTCGCAATTTCCACCTACGTGGCGTTTCCGTGCAACGACGACGAGCGCCGGATTCAGGCCCGGATTGCATCCCTGAATCAAATGCGCGGGGGCCAGCAAACGCAAAAGCAAGTGCAGGACGATGTGCAAGTGCCGTGCATTCGGCACCTGGGCCAGCTCAATCCGGCGCAGCTCTATTCGGAAATGGGGGAGGCGGAGTTCTGGCTGTATCCCACGGACTGGCCCGAGACGTCGTGCATCACGGCAATGGAAATGCTCATGTCGGAAGTCACTTGTTTGTATTATCCCGTGGCGGGGCTGACGGACACGATGGCCGGTTGCGGCATCCAGGTGGCCCCCGGAACCGAAGTGGAGACGTTGATGGACATTGTGAAGCACGATGACACGCAGAAAATGGAGCAAAGAGAACAGGGGCGCGCATACGCGGAGAGCTGCTCCTGGGCAAACCGCGCGCAGCAGTGGGTCAAGGTATTGGATTCAGGGGGTCAGCGCGTGGCAATTGTCAACTCGCTGCCGTACCATTACGAAATGTTCGGATACATCCTGAATTATTTTGCAAAAAAATCATATAGCTCCGTGTCCGTGACCATTTTCACTGAAATCGCGGGGAATAATTGGGGATGGTTGGATTTTTACAAAGACCATTTTAAAAACAAAAACACTGGATTGGAATCTGGATTTGAATTTGAATTTGAATGCAAATCGGTGGCTGAATTTGACGAATTCAAAACACGGACACAGTTTGACGTGATTTTTGTCCCAACCGATGACGACATGGGGATAAACACAAAATGGATAGATGAACGATTCATTGTGATTGAGCACACCCCCCAAATGCGGCGTTCAGAGTATCATCATCGCATAGCAGTGCGCCCGTTTCGGGCGGATTCATTGCACAATCACAATCGCTGGGCGCTCCCCTGCTATGAAATCGTGGGGGTGTCTAAAAAAATGGACTGCATCCTGCATCCGGGGGAAGAACTGCACGTTGCGCTCATTGGCGGATACAGCAACATTAACGTCGGTTTTATAAATCGGCTCACGAGCTCAAATGGAAGCAGGGTGAAGTTGCACTGCATTGGATCGTGTTGGAGACCGAACCACATAATGTTTGATTTAAGCCGATTGAATAAACACATTGAACTCATTGCCCACGGCGTGTTGTATGCGTACAGCCTTATTGAAGAATTGAAAATGTGCGACTACGTGATAACCGATGTTGTAAATGAAGACCACATTGCGGGCAAAAGCATGTCGGGATCAATTCCGCTCGCATTTTCAACCCTCACGCCGCTCATCATGGGCAAACATAACAACTCCATTTATAAATTCCGAACGGCAGTTGAAGTTGACATGAATTCGTCCGATCCAATCATTCTTGAAAACCCTTCAAATGCCGTGGTCAGCGCAGTTGCATTGGAACGGGACGAACTGGTGCGCATGGCCGAAGTGGAATTTGACCGGTGCATGCTGCAACGCATTCAATGCATGCATCCGAAGCAGCAGCAGCAGCAGCAGCAACCGTCGCCAATTCCGAAACGGGTGATGCAAACGTGGGAGCACAAGCGCTTGGGGGCCGAGTTTCAGGCCATTGTTGACACCTGGAAAACGCACAACCCGCAGTACGAATTTGTGATGATGGATGCGGAAGACAGAGAGCAGTTTATCCGGGCGCATTTTCAGCAGTCGGTGATAGATGCATACGCGCGAATCATTCCGGGCGCGTACAAGTCCGATTTGTTCAGGTACTGTTATTTGTGGGTTAATGGCGGCGTGTATGCCGACATTGACACGCTGTGCCTGGGATCCCTGGACGATTTTCTAGTGCCGGGCGCCGGCTTGGTGGTTCCGATTGATCTGAACTTGAGCGTGAACGAGGGCACGCACAACCTGGCATGCGGGTTCATTGCAGTAATTCCCCAACATCCCGCAATGATGCGGTGCATTCAAATCGCCGTGCGCAACGTGCAAAACGCCACCGTGCCAAGGTCCAAGCTGGATTTTACGGGACCCGGAGTTTTAGGGCGTGCCGTGAATGAATGCCTGTGCAACGATGAAACCGAATCCTTTGTGGGCAAAGAGGGGCTACGCGTGCATGACGGCAACGGCATGCATTTTTTGAAATTTGAGCCCGGAACCGAGTTGGTCAAAGACATGAAGCACCAAGTGCTGTTTCAAAACAAAAATGGAAACCGCGACATAGCAAACCTGTACCATGCCGAGTGCTGCAAATTAAAGGACTTCGTCTCTTGGGTGCAGTGCGCGTCTCCGTTTGAAACGTTAAAACAGTCGCAGCTAACCCAGCCCAAAAACATTGCACTCATGATCTACGGGCAGTTCAGAACGTATGCGACTAATTTGAGGGAAAACATACGAATGCTGGCGCCATTGTTCGGATTCGGAAACATGCAATCCCCCCCTTGCAGGGTGCACGTGTTTATACTGAGCAATAAATTGGCATCCGGCAATTACTCGGAACGAAATGAAACCGAAATCAGAGGCATATGCGACGATTTCGGGTTCAATGTCTGTTTTTTTGATTACGTTGAGAATTTGGGCGGCATTCATGCCGCAAATGAAAGAGCCGCGCACGATTCCTATTTCTCCAACGTGCAAAACAACGACGGGATAAACAACGAGTTCATTCCGGCAATACTGTATCGCAAATTTGCACTGAACCAAATCAAAAACGAGTACTGCAACCGGCACAACATTGACATAGATCTGCACGTGTTTGGCAGGTTGTTTGACGTCATTATAAAGCCGCCGCCCACAACAACCCTAACCCAACCATGCATTCAGAAACAGATTCAGTATGAAATAGATAAATTGACGATTTGTTCCGCCGAGAAATTAACGGTGCTGGGTTCGTCGGACACGCTGTTCATTGGAACTCAAGCGCCGATGGACCATTTGTTTGAATGCGCAATGCATGTGAGGGGTCCTGAAATATGGAATGACCCGGATTTTTTGGAGACGATGATGCGCGCAGATTCGTGTTTGTGCGCGAACCGAGCCACCTATTCGCCCGAGGTGCAATACATTGCGCGGGTGCATTTCAGCAATTTCAAATACAGAAACATTCGGTTTGATTTCAATAACCCCGACTCACCTGCAAATCATTCATCGCTCTATGACATACGGCTTGATCCGAATAGATTGCATGGCGTGGATTGATGATGCAAGTTTTGGTGCTGATGCACTATATGCATTATTCTGTGCATTTTTTATAACGCATGAATATATCACGATATCCGGTTAATACATAAAATACGCACAAATGGCATCGGCGGCATCATCGTATTCCGAATATTTAGCGAATAAAACCGTGTGTTGTTGTTCTAATGCAGTGGAGGGACCTGCAGGTCCGCCTGGACCGAAGGGCCCACAGGGCGATCCCGGTTCAACCGGACCAACCGGTCCGGCGGGTCCAACGGGTGCAACGGGTGCAACGGGTGCAGCTGGCCCCGTCGGTCCGACGGGGCCCTCGGGGCAATCCGTGTCGTATTACAACTATCTGGCGGATGTGCCGCCGCCGTCAACAAAAATAAATCCGCCACCGCCGCACAAATATATAAGATGGAATAATGCAACTCAAGCGTCGGCCACTTCGCTCTATGTTTCATATTTTGTGAATGAAACTCCGTCAACCGACATTGAAGTGCTGTTGAGTTTTGTGAACGCGGGGGATCAAGTGGTGCTACAGAAAGCCAGTGATGCAACTAAGTACCAGGTTTGGAATGTTACTTCGGTGACCCAGTATCCGGATCCACCAAACCCGCTTCCATATGTTGAATGGGGCGTAACATTAAATGTATCAACTCACGCATTCGCACAAGATGAACCGATCATTTTAGTAATTGTGAGCGTTGGACAAACTGGGCCTGTGGGCGCAACGGGCGCAACGGGCGCTACGGGCGCTACGGGCTCCACGGGCTCCACGGGCTCCACGGGCTCCACGGGCGCAACGGGCGCTACGGGCGCTACGGGCGCTACGGGCGATACGGGCTCCACGGGGTCCACTGGCGCAACGGGCGCAACGGGCTCCACGGGCTCCACGGGCGCTACGGGCGCTACGGGCGCAACCGGTCCAATGGGACCATCCGGAACGACAACCGGTTTAATATTATTTTTAGACGGTGGTACAAGCACTTCTCCCCCAGTGCCAACCGACGCACTATTGGTTGTACCCAACACCGGCGCGCAAACTACAATATCATTTACGGGCGCAGCACCAAGCGGAACCCTGTTTGCAACATTTATAACCCCCGCCAATAGCATTACTACCACATTCATACCCGCTGGACTTTGGTATTTGAACTGCTATTTAACATGCTCAACCGCTGGCGCAATTGGATACTATTTCAGCGTGTTTCGGGTTGATGCAGATGGAACCAGTAATAAAACGATTTTAGCAGCACAAACGTCTTCGGGTGCAGTGTACACAAGCACCCCGTCTCAATCGCTGTATATGAATTCGTTGTATGTGCCAGTAACCACTTTGCCAAATTTGACATACAGAATTGGAATAGACGTGTATGTAATTACCACAACGGGACCACAAACAATAACACTGGAAATGCGGGATTCGTCATTATCATACATTCAAACACAGTTAAGTGCAATAACAATCGGTTCAACCGGCCACACGGGCGCAACCGGAGCAACCGGCGCAACCGGCGCAACCGGCGCAACCGGAGCAACCGGAGCAACTGGCCCTCAAGGTCCAACTGGTGCAGGAGGCGCTCTTGGATATTATGGTTCGTTTTATGACACTACCACCCAAGCCAATGTTGGAGCGCCCGGTAATGCAAATTATATGAAATTAAATACAACGGCAGAAAACAATGGCGTTGTAATACAAACGGATGCATCGGGCAATCCAACCCATATAGTTACGCTTTATGCAGGTGTTTATAATGTTCAATTTTCAGCGCAGCTGCAAAAGTCGTCTGGTGGAGGGACCAGTGTAGTAAATATTTGGTTATCAAAAAATGGAAGCAATGTGGTGTACACCGATACGCAGGTTGTTTCAAGTGGTTCTGGAAGTTCCAGTTTGGCGGTGCCTGCATGGAATTTCGTATTGAGCATGGCTGCAAATGACTATGTGCAACTGGCCTGGTACAGCAATGATCCGGTTGTTAATTTGCTGACACTGGCTGCCAGCGCAGGACCTCCTGCAAGTCCAGCCATTCCTTCGGTTATATTGACAGTAGTTCAAGTTATGTATACCCAACTTGGCCCAACCGGCGCAACGGGCTCCACGGGCGCAACGGGCTCTACTGGTGCAACGGGCGCAACGGGCGCTACGGGCTCTACTGGTGCCACGGGCGCAACGGGCTCCACAGGCGCAACGGGCTCCACAGGCGCAACGGGCTCCACAGGCGCAACGGGCTCTACAACGGGCTCTACGGGCTCCACAGGATCTACGGGCTCTACGGGCTCTACGGGCTCCACTGGCTCTACAGGCTCTACAGGCTCCACGGGTTCCACGGGTGCCACCGGTGCAACTGGAAGTTTCACTCCGCTGGGTACAAACACGGGCGAGTATGTGTATTGGAATGCGGGCGGCGCGGGTCCTACTGCCAATGCGTGGAACGTCGGCACAACCAGCATACGACTAGGACGAAATGCGGGCCAGACCGGGCAGGGCGCAAATGCGGTTGCGCTGGGAGAGCAAGCCGGCAATAACAGCCAAGGCGGAAGTGCGGTTGCCATTGGATACCTTGCCGGTCAAACCGGTCAGAGCGCAAACTCCGTTGTGATCAATGCACAAGGGACCGCCCTGAACACGGGCTCAACCGGGAGCTTTTTTGTCGCCCCCATTCGCAACCCGAACCAGAGTTATGACAACTTTTTGAATTACGCCCCATCCACAAAGGAAATTTCGTACAACTATTTTATGCTGCCGGTTGGCACAACCTCGCAACGACCAGGGGTGACGGGACCAGCTGCAGTGACTGGCATGATGCGA